CTTTGTGCTTCGGAATGATGCTGTACTTTTCGGGGCTCCTTGTTCGGAACACCAGAGCTTTATCTTCAACAATCTCCATTTACTTTCCTCTTTATTTGTTGTCGCCTTGGTTGGCGCTCTTACTTCTTAATCTCAAATTGCCCGGTTCTGTCTTACCGCCTTTGCGTAGGGGCTTGATGTGGTCGATGTCCTTGCCTTTGCGATCGATGCCTTTCTTATCGTATTCGCGTCTGGCCTTTTGGCGTTCAAGTTGGTCTTGTGTTTCACCTGTTTTCTTTTGCAATTTGTATGCGTGTTTGTAGTCACGCTTGCCGTTCACTTGTGTCATGGTTCACTCCTTTTATTTGGGATGGTATTCGCACGTGACTACGGGACACCACGGACAAAGACCTGATGATCTTGGATTCCATACACCTGTAGCGTGTGCCTGTTCAATTCTAGCAACACGTTCTCTATATTGCCACCATTCTGGTTCAGCTTGCTCAAATGTCATGCTGTGTTTTACAAAGTCTTCTTTCACCACAAAGAGTAGCGCTGAGTTGATCTTTCTGATATGGGGCATATGCGCAAACACCATGAGCGACATGAGTTTGAGCTGTTCCCTATCAGGGTACTTGTTGTTGCCTGTCTTATAGTCCACGACCCAAGCAGTTAAGTTATCGTCATCGACTATAAGCAAGTCAGCAACACCCCTGACCCACACATCTTCTGCAAACCATCCTGTTGGTTGCAAGTTCACATTCAACGCCATCTGATACTCACACAGCTTGCGCCCTTCTTTTTTCTTCAGCGCATCCAACGCACCACGCGAATACTCAAACTGTTCGGGTAAGTCCTTGTCTTCTTTGATGTAGTCTTCGGCTGCTTTATGAAACTCTTTGCCGTACAAGGTGGCTTGGTTGTCTTTGAACGGGAAGTTCTTCAACACCTTGACCTCGTAGTATCGGCGGGGGCACCCCTCGTAATCTTTAAGGGAGCTGTGTGACCATGTGACTTTCATTAAAACCTCGCGGATTGAATTGCTTTTGTTAATCTGTTGGCAAACCCTGTGACAAACTCCTCATTGCGATTTAGATCGTGCTCCCCCATGTCGTTGAGTATGGCGTGAACCAGCTCGTGCCAAAAGGTATCGGTCATCATCGCTTGGGTATAAGCCCTACCTGAGTAGTTACTCTTACGCCCAATTTGAATCAGTCGTTTGTCATGGTCTATGCGACCCATCACGCTACGTTGTAGCAACGTCTCTACAACTTCGATTGAATAGCGTCTTTTGCCAACTCTAATTGTTTTGGGTATTGGCATTCTGTTTACTGGCATATTTCTCCTTTTAGTTCTTTGCTAAACCATAGCGCTTGTGAGCGCCGACATCTGCGTTCAATGGTACGCCTTGCATATAGCTTGGCTCCATGCACATTTGCGCTAAGACCCAAGTCTTAGCGTCTTCCGCCTCGGCATCTGGCACGACGGCGATAAGCTCGTCGTGTACTGTGCCTGCTATGAAGTATCTTTTGGATACTCTGAGCATTCCATCCGTCATCACAATGCGGGCTAACGCCTGTGTGACATTGTTCGTTATCTTTCCTGCGTACAGTTTGGTAGCGTCTGGCCCGTATACATACTGGCTCCTACCTTTTTCGTCTTTGATGATTCTTAAATCGGGATACAACAGCTTCATGCCGTTGGGTAATTCTATTTCTTCCTTGCGAAATGTCAAGCACTTGTATTTTCTTTCTTCTCCGCCGTACAAAGACTTCTCCATGAGCAAGGCACAAGTTTCCCAAAATGAGACGACCTGATACGCGGTGCTACGATAAATGTCGATGATCTTCTTGGACGCAACAGCGTGCACCACAAGCTCCTGAGCGCTACAGGTGTGTGGTATCTCATCCAAGCGTTTGGCATTCTCATCCCAATCCAAGAACCGCTCGATGTACTCAGAGTCTACGCCTAGCGTTTTGGCAAACTTCTTTTCGTAGCGTACTGGCGGAGCACCAAGGAATCCCACCAACAATTGCGACGCGAACGACGCCCAACCAAGTCCGTAACCGCAACCCAATAAAGCGCTTTTCGCAGACTGCCGTAGGTCTGGGTGCGATTCTTTAGTAAGGCCGGGTATGTTAAACATCTGCGCACCGAACGCGGCATAAGCGTCACTACCTGACCGAAAGATGTCAAGCATCTCTTCGTAATCCGAAAGCCACGCAAGTACTCTCGGCTCAATTTGCGAGAGGTCGCCGACGACCAGACTTTGCCCTTCGGGAGCCATAATTGCTTTGCGTAGGAATGAACCTCGCTTGAGGTTTTGCATATTGATGGCCGAGCCTTTTGCTGCCGACCACCGACCACTCTTCGCGCCGTAATAGGAGAGAGGTACTGGTAAGGCGCCGCGTTGACTAATGTCGAGGAACCGCTGAGCACGGGTACGCTCAGTGGTCGATTTAACCCGTAAACGCGCCTCACAAAGTAAGGCAACGTCTTCACGTTCACCGTTGAGTAGCGCCTGAAAGAGGGCGTCATTCTTAGCCAACGCAAGCGTTTCTTTCCCTGTAGTTTTACTGACTTTCTTCGGGGGAACCACACCGAGGGCGATAAGTTGTTCCGCAAACTTTGGATTCGACGCGAGTTCAACTTCGTCCACGCCGAGCTTTTGTAATAAGGCTTCACGAGATGTCCTTTCTTCTTCAATTGCATTCGATAACATGAGCGGGTCAAGCTCAAGCGTTGGTTGTGTAAACATCTTGAGCGTCATGTCAATCAGTCGTAACTCTTTGGCAGGGTATTGGAATGAGAGACGCCGAAATATCTCCTCACATAAAAAGACGTCGTGCTTGCAGTATTCAGCAAGTTCTCTCTCAATCTCAGGATCCAATTCACTGAGTCCATCAGTTGAATGTACGGCGTTCCCTTTTGCGGGAAGACCAAAATCTCCTGCGAGTTTCGCAAGGGAATTGCCAACCTCCACGCCTCGTAGAGCTCTTGCCATTGATAGCGAGTCGAAGATAAACGCGGGTCTGCACCCGTACCTCCAAGTGAGTATGGCAACATCGAACTGTGCGTTATGTGCAAGGACGGCGGTTCGTCCCCAGTCGATACTTGAAAAGAGTTCAGGTAGTTCTGATCCTCCAAACCATTCAATTGGATCGTCGCTTCCATACTCATGGATACAAGCTCCGAACGCGGTAAACCTATTGTCACGAATGTACTCCTCTGTGGTCATTTTGGATAGCGTGTAGTCTCGCTTATCCCATCTTGTTTCAAAGTCTATTGTTAGTATTCTGTCGTATGGTTTCAATTGTATTTTTCCCTTGGTGGTGCATCTTTGGTTGTGACAAATTTAAAGTATTGTTGAGCGCTTTGTACGATCTCTAATGCTTCTACTTCGTTGCAGTTGATCTGAAAGACTTCACCCAAACCTGAGAGTTGATTGTGCATGACAAGCACCGCCCCGATCGGACTCTTTCCAAAACACAAAGCAAGACGGATGACGCAGGCTTTGAACGCTTCTCTTTCTTTGTCCGTCATGGTCTCGATGTGCGCTTCTAGTTCGTCTTGTTGCATAGGTAATCCTCTAATTCCTCGATGTTTGTTTCTCGTATCACAAAAGTCTTACCTCCAGCAACACCAATCCGCTCTAGTTCCCGAGCCTGCAACGGCGTTGGTTGTCCTTTGCCTGCCTTGCATTCTATGCCGATGAAGCGTCCGTTATAACACGCAATGATGTCAGGAATACCCGCACGCCCAAGCCCCATGCCGGGGGGCGAGAAGTGATACACCTTGTGTGCGTCGAGTATTTTCTTGACTTGCGCTTTGACTTTGCCCTCTGGGGTCGTGGTCATACCGACCCTTTCTGTGTGACCTCAATGAGTTTTTCAAGATAGTGCTGCGCTTTCTTCAAGTCGTTCACTCCGCCCTTGTCTTTCCAGCGTGAGACATACTTGATGACATTGCCCTCCATGTATCCAATCTTGTTGGCGATGATGAAATCCCATGTCTGTATGGCCTGTGTTTTGTAGTGGTCACCTGCCACTTGGATGTCATTTGCTTTGGTCATTGCTTTCCTTTGGTAGTATGAATTGAAAATAGTAAGACACGATATGCTTGGGTACATCAAAGGCTTCAGCAATCTGTCTGTATGACTTGCCTTGCTCTCGAAGTACCCGCATTCTTCTTGTATTGAGGGGCGTTCTTTTGCGCCCTGATCCGGCTCGTGCTCCACCATGTGTGTTCATTTAGTCTCCTATTCCATGTTCTTTCTCTATGTCTCTTGCCAACTGGCGCCAGTCCATTGTGTGTCTGTATAGTGCGTGTATGCGGTCATCGGAAAGTGGCGGTTTCTGTAACCTTGCGGTGAGTTCTATGGCATGTCTAAGTGCCTTGTCTTGCTCCTCGATAAGCATACGCATGGCTTTGATCTCCTCCACCATCATGTCACGCTCAATGGTTTTGGGGTCTGTTTCCCTTGGCGTGTATTCTTCTTTGGCTTTGTTGATTGCGTCTGTTATAGCTGCCATAAGACCATAGCGTATCAGAAACATATTAGCCTCTTCATCGGTGTTAAGCATCACATTACACGAGCCGTCATCGTTGTCTTTTAAATGTTCAATTTCAATCTTCATAAGTTTCTCCTGTTTAAAAATTTGTCGTTTGCGCCATCCTGATTCTCTTTCGATGCGCTTGAATTCTTCGTCTTCTTCTGTCATGTGTTCTTCTCCTTTAGTTTGGCTTCAATGGCATGGGCAAATGCAACATGGTGAGGCACTGCGCCATACACTTGGTCTTGTATTTCATCTCTTTCTTGGGGTGTTAGTCCTACCCATTCTTTAGGGTGGGTGTAGAGAGGTATGGTGTATTCACCTTCTTCACGCTCATGTTCGGCAGGGCAGATAACATCATAGATAAGGCCGTCTGTTTTCATGCCCCATGCCACAGGCGCATCTTTTGTTTCTAGTGCTTCCTTAATGGCGGTGATGGCTTTGTCGTAACGATTACATTGCGCTTCATCTTTCAATGGCAAATAAGGTATAAAGCCCTCCAACGCATCAAGCGCCAGTTTCAATGCTTCGTCTTTAGTCATCCTTGTCCTCCATCTCTTTCAACATATGATTTAGCGCCATCATTTGTTTACTTTTCTCCATGCGTTGGGCATGAAGGAAGTTCATTGCCTCGCTCAAGGCTTGAGTTGCCCCGTACAATTCAATGATTTCTTCTTTAATTTCTTCTTTGGTTTTCATTCTTGCCCCCTTGTTAGCTTTTGCAACAAGTTCCTTTGGTTAATTTTTATATCAGATCTAAGTTCAGCAGTTGCTTTTTCTGCTACCAGTTTGGCAAAATTTTTTAATAATTTAAAATTCCCATCAAGCAACATGATTGCTGGGTTCATTCCTGCTTGCACTCCAATTTCTAAAATTTCTTCTTCAGTCATCGTAGTCCTCCTCGATCTTTTCGTAGTATCCGCATATAGCGCAATGTAGGAAGGGCGTTTTCTCTACACGCCCCAGTTCACCAAGCACACAGCGCGGGCATGGTATGTCTTGTTCTTCAACTTCTGTCATGTGTTCCCTTTCTCAGTAACGCATTGTAAATATCTTGCAACTCAGCGATCCAATCCACCAAGCCGTCAAGCTGTACCATGCGATGCGC